GCTTGTGAGACAATCATAAACTATTTAAGTTTGATTGTCAAGTGTCGATGAAAGGACTTGAACCTTCACAGATTAATCTACTGGAACCTAAACCCAGCGCGTCTACCAATTCCGCCACATCGACAAGGCGACTCAAGTAGGACTCGAACCTACGACCGACTGCTTAGAAGGCAGTTGCTCTATCCATCTGAGCTATTGAGTCATGAAGCAATCATATCAGTTTATGATTTGATTGTCAAGGTGGGCAGGGAGGGATTTGAACCCCCGTAGGCAGAGCCAGTGGATTTACAGTCCACCTCCATTAACCACTCGGACACCTACCCGATTTGTTTATTGTATCAGTCTTTAGGGCAGTCGTCAACCCATGGAGCACATAACCTCATTTCACCTCCTAATAATCTTTGAGCCTCAGAGTTATCTGGAGCTTTCTCAATCAACCGTGGCAAAGGTACTCTAGGTGGATCTGTACCTCTTGTCAAGTCCTCATAGTCTCTAATGGCCCTGTCTACATCTCGTTCAACTCTTCTCTTAACCACATTGGGATCTTGGAGCAGTGCATCGTTGATTACTGTGCCTGGGAATAGAGACCTCTGAACCTCATCTAGAAGGTCCCAGAGACGCTCCTGGGGCGCTCCAGTGCATTGAGAGAGGGTTGCTACGATAACACTCAATACGGCGCTTATAATGATTAACTGTTTTTTATCTACCTTCTTCTTGCCAAAGTTAAAATTGAACATAAAAAAAGAGGAGTAGCAACCGCTCCCCTCTATTTATTATTCAATTGTTATATTCTATTGTATCAAACTTCTACCGTGATCAGTTTGTTAGCATACTCATGTGCATACGATGTACGGGCACCATGATGCCCCCAACCAATCCAACTATACGCATAGTTCATGTAGCGGTCGATTGATTTGCCAGGAGTTTTCATCTTCTCCTCAATCTTTTGCCACTGAACTTCAGTCGTTAGATAACGAAGTTGCGTTTCAAGTGATGATGGCGAACCACCATACTTTTTAGCAAAATCACCCAATCCATAATATCTGTTGGCAGATGTCCATTGGATCAGTCCATAACCGCCATAGCAGTTATTCCAACTGGTCCTACTACCACCTTCGCAAATATTAGGAACAAAAGTAGACTCTTGTTTAATATTGCCCATGATAGTAGCAAGGGCGTTTCTGTCTCTAATACCACGGTCCTGGAAAAATGCCAGGGTAGCATTCTCATGTTCATTACACCCTTTACAAATTAGCCTTTTTTCTTTTGGCTTCGGAATTGCAACCTCGCGGATTGCTGTTGTCTCTGGTTCAAACTCTTTGATAATGGAGTAAGGTTGTGTCTCCACTGGGGGAGGGGGACCTTGCAGTTTATAACTAGAGAAAGGCACCGTACTGGTTGTAACCGTTGCCACAAGAGGCAGGGCTACTGTAAAGAAATTTTGCATTAAAGTTAATTGAACTCTACATCCTAATAGAGAAAGCGCACTTCCCCTTTCTCAAGGGGCAATCTCCTAGGCTCTAAATCAACGTCAAAGACTCATAATAAAAAACCCTGCTCATAACAGGGATTTTAGCATTATAAGTTTTTATTTAGATTTGGTCAAGTTATTGATTATCGAACATCAACTTCTTGTTCATCTGTCCAATCTTCATCTTCCAAACAAAGATAATCAAGTTCTTGTACTCCTTCGGGAATATTAATCCACTCATCAAATTCAGCAAGAAGTGCTTGGGCATTTTTGTGCCGATCTGCTTCGTGCAACAATTCAATCTTATTCATTGCCCATTCACGAACTTGTGCTACAGGTTCACTATGAATCTGTGTTTCCATAATAATCTTTTCGGAAGTACCTGTTGAGGATGTTGCTATTGTAGTAGGCTGGGGTTCCGTTGTCAAGGGATTCGGTGAGGACGTTGTGGGCGAAGAGTTGTCTTGTCTCTTCAAAGTTAGTTTTGCCCTTTGTTTTATGTAATGATAAAATAGTGCGCGTAAAATTCTCCCTACCATACTTTTTTATGTCCTCCTTGAGTTCTGGGCACGATCCATAGTAGTTCTTCCAGTCAGATTCTGCCTTAACCTTTCTAGACTTTCCTCTCGGAGTGCGGAAGCTCCAGAAATATTTTCTACCAATATAGTCGCGATTAGTTGTGTTGCAATGAATATGGTATACAAAACCATAATAATCCAGAATATCACTTGAACCAAATTCTTTTCCATTGTAGGTCCAAGGATTTTCATAGTCAATATCTGTACTCATCAATTATATCAAGGACTTCGTTGAGATATTTATGAGCGAGTCCTTTCATATCCATTTCTGGTCTGATATGATCTTTATGTAATTTGTCTTTTAATTTTAAAATGCGAACTTTCAATTCGTCTTTAAACAGTTGATTTTTAGGCATTAAAAAAGAGGAGTGTGACCTCCTCTATCTATGCAAGATTAGTCATTTGTACCTAACCATTCTTTACAATAATCATAGTCGCCAAATACAAATTCATCACATTCTGCTGCTTCTTTATAAGCATTCAAAATTTCTTGTTCACACCATTCATCATAGTTTGAATCCTGAGAAAGTATTTTTGGTAACATCTTGTTTGATTCCGCCGACTACATAACTTTCGACTTCCGTTTCCTGGGGAGCAACCTGAAGACCTTTAGAGGAAATCCAGTGCTGTGTCCAAGGTAGTGGATTATTGTTTGCTGAAATATCGTATTGGGGTTTTAGCCCAATTGCTTTAAGTCTTCTATTTGCCACCCATTCAACATATTGCTGAAGAAGTTTATCATTCAGTCCGATCATGCTACCATCTTTGAACAAATAATCTGCCCATTTCTTTTCTTCGTTTACAGCACGATCAAACATCTTATAGGTCCATTCTTCTTCTTCCTTCATAATCTTTTGCATTTCTGGATCATCACCATCACGCCACTTATTCAGAATATTTTGAGTAAGTGCTAAATGTTGGTTTTCATCTCTTGCGATAAGACTAATGATTTTAGCGGATCCTTCCATAAGCTTAAGCTCACCAAAGGCGAAACTACAAGCAAAACTAACGTAGAAGCGAATACCTTCAAGAATATTAACGTTTGCGACTGCTCTATAGAGTTTTCGTTTAACGTCATTGATTGTTTCCTTTGCGTATGACACTCCTTCAAGATTATGCACCCAAGCATTGGATGTACCATAACTCTGTGCTGATTGAATAAAGTCATCATAAGACTCTGTAACGCTTTTTGCGCGTTCAAGAATACGTTCATCCCCAATGATCGTATCAAAAACTTCAGATGGATCAGAGTAGATATTTTTAATGATGTAAGTATATGAACGACTATGGATCATCTCCATAAACCCCCAGACTTCCATACACGCCTCAAGTTCTGGTAAAGAACAATAAGGAATGAATGCCATGCCAGGACCACGGCCCTGAACAGAATCTAGCATAATCTGATACTTCAGATTAGAAGTATAGATATGCTTCTGCTCTGGGCGAAGTGTTTGATAATCTCCACGATCCTTTTGGAGAGAGACCTCTTCAGGTCTCCAGAAGTATCCCAGTTGTTGAGTAGTCAGTTTATCGAAGATAGGATATTTGTATGAATCGTATCTTTGAACTCCAAGAGGTTTTCCAAAAAACATTGGTTGTTTTTTAGTGTCAACCTTTTCAGTATTAAAAACAGTCATCCCTTTAATATTTGTTTGAGGTTCTTCTGTTGAAGAAATTTTAAACTGCACAGGATTCACACTCTCCCTCCTCTACTGAACTTAACTCACTAATCAAATCTTGAAGATTGGGTTTCTCTTCTACTACCTCATCGGTCTTAATATCATAAGTGTTTTGGTAGTAAGAAGTTTTCCACCCGTACTTGTATGTAGTCAAAAAGTCATTTGCCATCACTGACACAGGAACTTCATTATCGGCATAATTTTCTGGATTATACGACCAGTTTCCAGAAATTGCTTGATCGAAGAATTTTTGCATAACAGCAACAACATTGATATAACCAGTATTACTAGGCATATCCCAAAGAAGCGTATAATTGTTCTTAAGTGTATGATACTGGGGAACAATCTGCTTGAGTGGTCCTTTTTTACTCTTCTTAACGGACAGGAATCCGCGAGGTGGTTCGATTCCGTTGGTTGCATTTGACACAACGGAACTGCTCTCCGATGGCATCTGTGCGGACAGTGTTGAGTGCCTGAGGCCATGTTCCAGGATTGATGCTCTAAGAGATTCCCAGTCATGTTGATAAGAAATGGATGAAATTTCGTCTACATCTTTTTTGTAAGTGTCAATAGGAAGAATACCATCTGCATACTTGGTGCGTCCAAAATATTCACAATAACCTTTTTCTTTAGCAAGTTGATTAGATGCCTTCAAAAGATAATATTGGAATGATTCAGAAAGTCCATGAACAGCATCCCATGCTTCCTGTGAGTCATAATTAAAACCAAGTTTTGCCAAATAGTGGGCAAGACCAATAAACCCTATACCAAGAGAACGACGTGCCTTGGTGGCGATTTCTGCCGCCTCTACGGGGTATTTTTGATAGTCAATCAACTCATCCAAACCACGAACAGAAAGATCGCAAAGTTCCTCAAGTTCTTCATCGGACTTTACTTTACCGACATTGATAGCGGAAAGAATACAAAGCGCAATCTCACCATGTACGTCATCAATATGCTGAATAGGATCTGTGGGAAGAGTAATTTCTTGGCAGAGATTGCTCATATTCACCTTATCCTTGAAGGATGAATGAGAGTTGCAATGGTCAATATTCATAATGTAGATACGACCCGTTTCCGCACGTTCTTTAAGAAGGTTAAGGATAAGTTCTTGCGCTTTAATAGTTTTTTTCGGAATGGACGAATCTTTTTCATACGAAACGTAGAGATCATCAAAACCAGGGAGTCCGAAAGAATCATAAAGTCCAGGGACATCGTGCGGGGAGAAAAGCGTGATTTCACCGTCTTGAATAAATCTTTCATAGAACAACTTACTAATTTGAATGGAGTAATCAAGTTTGCGGACACGATTATCTTCTGTTCCCTTGTTATTCTTAAGGACCAAAATATCTTCTATTTCTTGGTGCCAGATTGGGAAGTGGACTGTCGCGGATCCACCTCGTATGCCATTTTGCGTGCAGCATCGGACAGTTGCTTCAAACTTCTTGAGAAATGGTACAACACCCGTGTGTTGAACTTCTCCCCCTCGGATTTTGCTGTTGATGCCACGGATCCTACCAGCGTTGATGCCGATTCCCGCCCTCTGCGCAACGTATCGACCAATAGCCATGTCAGAGCTAAAGATAGAATCGAGGGTGTCATCAACATCAACAAGAACACAACTAGCAAATTGTCGAAGTGGCGTTCGCACTCCTGCCATGATGGGAGTTGGAATGTTGATTTTGTGCTTTGAGATTGCGTCATAATACCTCTTGACATATGACATTCTGGTTTCTTTTGGATACTCTGCAAAAATAGTCAGAGCAATCATCATGTACATAAATTGTGGTGTTTCATATACTCCACCAACGCTTCTATCTTGCACGAGGTACTTATCAACGACTTGACGTAGACCTGCATAAGTGAACAAATAGTCACGGTCATGATCAATAAATGAATCGGCTTTATCAATTTCTTCCTTAGAATATTTGTTAAAGATATCATTGTCGTAAACTTCCGCATTCACACACGCATAAATGTGCTGTTCCAGTGTAGGAAGTTCCTTCATCTTTCCATAAAGTTGCTTGCGAACTGCAAAAAGAAGCAGACGAGCAGCAACATATTGATAATTTGGATGATCCAAATCAATCAAATCGGAAGCAGAACGAATCAGAATTTCTTGAATCTCTGCAGTCGTAATGCCATCATAAAATTGAATGCCCGATGTCATCTCAACCTGACTTGCAGAAACACCTGCAAGACCCCTACACGCCTCTTCAACCATTAGGTGCATCTTGTCTAGGTCAAGAGATTCAATTCTACCGTCGCGCTTTTTAACTTTGGTTCCGTTGCTCATATTTTCTTCCAAGTGGTAAATTTAAGTTTTGCTTCTAATCCAGAATAGGTATTTAATTCTATCACATTCTGAACATCAAGTCCAGAAAGAACCATATCATTAATGTCTTTTTCTTTTATCGTTGAAGGCCAGATGACAACTTTTTGTCCCGTTCCGATAACACGGGAAATTCTTGATACGATTTCTGAATTACGTGGTTCGTTATCGTATATCCAAACAGGATCGCTAATACCCCACTTACCAATATCACCGTCAGCTCCGCAAAGAGCAACCGAGTTGCGAATGAAAGTTGAGTCGAATGGACCTTCTGTGATGTAAACAGTTTCAGTTTTTTGGACTTGATCAAGACCATAGATTTTTGGTGCGTCATCATTAAGCATTACAGTAATGTATTTTACCTTGCTGGGACCAAGTGCTCTACCTTGAAATCCGACTAACGTATTTTGATAAAACAAAGGAATAATAATCCTTGGTTCATCTTTATCTGTATTGTCGAATGTTTGTTGGAGAGAGT